GCGGCTAATGGATTAACGAAAACCATCATACGGCTACTTAATGGGGTTTAGCATTCCCGTCCTCTTCCTCCGTATTGGAGGTGTGCTTCGTAGCATCCTCTTTGGCCTGAGTTACTACAGCCGGAGTGGGGAGGTTCAATTCAGCACTTATTGGGTCAAATAATTCAACCTCATAAGTGGCATAAAGAGTACCCACACTAGCTATGTTTATGGAGCTGTTAGCTGCGGCTATAGTTAGCCGCGCTGGAGCGTAGATATTGAAATCTGGTTTAGACAACGCTGCCAACTCCAAAGCTGTTATATACCTCCATCTCTTCTGTCGCCAGTCAGGATCAATGTCTAAACAAGTTGATATGGCGCCAGGGATGTCTCTCATCGATGGTTTAGCTAAATAAGCAGATCCTTCGCACCCGGACCAAACGGCCCCGGTGGTGAACCCATCAAGAGAGCTCATAGATGCCAAATTAGATGGAAGACTGTCTAATGAATCATACAGGAATCCCATTGCTACGGTTCCCTGCGTGTTAGATGGAGCAGCCGGAATGTATGTAAATCTTAAGCTATTCCATTTCCAGCGTCCCCAACTTGCTGCCATGCGTGAGAGCCATGGCATCGTACCAGGTGTACAAGGTAACGAGCCGACAGTAAAGCCCGCATTAAGGTCAAACGACCTTATAAATTCAGTGTTGCACACCTGGATACCCTTGCGATCAGAGCGGATTACAGGGGAAGACTTCCTCACCACCACCGAAGTAGCGGCTGGGATCGTAACCCTCCGAGCAGTAGCTAGCTGCCTGTTGGGTTCCGTGGTCCTCCTCTGTGCGTTGTTGTTCCTCTTCTTCTTTCTGTTTGCTCTTCTCGTCTTCGCGACCATTTTCTTCTCTTGGTTCGGGAATTTTGTCGGAGACTCTTCCAATCCGACGTAAGTACTTGTATATCCGCGGCCACTGCGGACAACCCTGCAATTCCACTGCCAACTCCTCAAAGTCGTCAGGGTGTTCCAGATATCTAAATAAGGTTTTAGCCCAGGATTGGAGATAGCAACGATCCGCAGCTATGCTGTGTGAGCAAAAGTTCACTTCCTTGAGGATCTCTCCCTCAGCAGCACACGGGATGTAGTCTTTACATGTGTGACCCAGTTCTCCGTAGAGCTCACGGGCCCCCTCAACATATCCTTCCACCGAGTCGTCTCCCATGGCGATGCACCACGGGGCTTGTATTATTTCAGCCATAAGGCATCTTATCCGGCTGTTAGTACTCGAGGTACAATAACTACCAGACTTCATTAGACCCGGTAAGCCTTGCTCTATTAACTCGCCGTTGCTTAGCTGGAACACAGCATTGGCGAAACACTTGAAGCGGTTCAAGGCGGCTTTCCTCATTCTTGCAGGGAAGTTTCCCCTTTCTATTCTCATGCACACATCAGCTTCTAACTCCCATTTCTGCACAGACCAATCAAAACCCGATATATCCGCCTCAGCAGCGGGGGCACTGGCGTGTTTGATTTGCAAATCCTTCCACAGCGCCTCGAACTGCCACTTCTGTGACAATCCCATACCAGGTTTTGAAGGCACCGACTGCCACAAAGCAATCTCTGCTTTGTTTTGGGGCCCGAATAGCAGCCTTTCAACCAGTTGATCAACCAGCGATACCGATGAGATTAGTCTAAAACGCCCTTCCCGCACCTTATTGGCAGGATGAGGCTCATTCTTTACAAACAATCTCACAGGATCACAAAGACCCAAACGAACTAAATCGCTGGGCTTCGGATGGGCTTCCAAGTCGGCCTCGGACAGCGCTATTAGCCTTTCTGCTACTGCTATGTACACAAGATCGCCGTGCCTACTCAAGACTTCGGCGTTGCTTTGACCCAGGACGGAGAGCGGGACGCCTGGGGAGGCTTTTGGGTTGACTTCTGTTTCTCCGATTTTCCTCGCCTCCTTTGCGATTTCTTCTTTACTCCACTCTGCCCCCCGGAGGACTTTGTAGACTGTTGTGGCTGGGTATTTTGAGACGAGCTTTCTGACTGACTCGGCGAGGTTGGCGGGGGGGCTGGTCGGTCGGAACCGTCCGGCTTGGAAGAGGAGGGATCCTCTTTCTGCCTCACTGCCTCGCTTGGGCCAGCTGTACTGTTTGAGCTCTGGGAAGATTTCACCTGCCGCGATGACAGCGTCTCCAGTAGCTTTTCCACTAGCTTCTCTAAATTTACAATTCGATCTTCCAACTTCGGAAAGAGGCATACCCCGTGAGGAGATAGGGATGGGTTGCTCCCATCGGTACTCTGCAAGGTTGATGAGGGCGGTGCAACACCTTCCGGTGTGCCCGCCCCTTGGCAGTTTAAATGCCTCAACAATTGCGATGTAGTCTCAGACTCAGCAGGTTCGTCCGTGCCTTTCCACAAGTCTATAGTCTCAACACCAGCTTTGTAGATGTTATTCATTTTCCTTCCTATCCAGCTGGTTTCCTCATCAGCCCAATCAGACCACTTAACCCTTCCGGGCCCCTCAGCGTCTTTCAAGGCTTCCCAGTCATCTATTCTTTTGACTCTAGCCTCTGTCATGGCAACGAAGTCAGTATCACCTAACAAATATCGTCCTTTTCCTTTGATAGTCACTGGCAGGTACTCTTGGCGGTTAGGTCTGAGTCTAAAATTATCCAGATCGATTTCTCCATAAGAGATCTCGGAAAAATCAGACTCATACCCGGAGCTAAGATCAAGCAAAACCCGGACGTTAGTCCCGCGGTTGGTTTCACCAGCCTTCCCACATCCAGTGTGAACTCCAACAATGTTGTTGCCAACATATAAAGGGGTCCCGCTCCAACCCTTGGTGGTCGATGCCTCGTGAACGATAGCATAACCGGACTTGCCTTTGTAGGCAAATCCCGAAGAGCAAGTGAGACCAGTGGAGCTCGTACCACCATATAGTGAAACTGTTGACTTCTTGCTAAGGGCAGTGAGTTTTG